AATGGATTATGTTTATCCTTATATTAGTATTTGACCCGTTAGCTGTTATTATGGTTATTGGATTTAACATAGCACTATTGAGAGAAGATGAAGATGATGATAGTGATAAGAAAGAATTTAAAGTTTTTAATCAACCACCACCTACACCAAAAGTTTATACACAATTAGATGATGAAGATGAAACTAACGCGAGGATGGATGTAATAGGTCAGAATGGTAATACTGGTGAGCATTACGATGAAGAGGTCTCTACAAATCCGTTAGAAAATTGGAAAAATAAAACTGAACAAAAAATAAAAGATGAAGGTATCACTATGGGTAATGAAGTAGCTAAAAGAAACTCATCACAAGATGGTGGGGAAATGGATGCTAAAGAACCTGAAACTGTTAATGGTGGTGGTATAAGGGTAAATTAAAATAGGAATACAAATAAGTAATGAACAATAAAAGAGTTAACTCTAGTATTAAATCAAATAGAGTAATGGTTATAGGAATTGATGGGACACAATTAGGAAATATGCCAACCAATATAGCTATATCTAAAGCAAAAAATCAAGGTTATGATTTAGTAGAAGTATCAGATAAGTCAAATCCACCTGTATGTAAGATAATGGACTACGGTAAATATCAATTCGATATGCGTAAACAAGAGAGAAAAAATAAAGCTAAAAACAAAGTTCATCTAAAAGAGATTAGAATGAAAACTGTTATAGCTGATAACGACCTTACTACTAAGGTTAAGAAGTGTATGGACTTTTTAAATAAAGGTAATAAGGTAAAGGTTAGTATATCAACACATCCAAGACGACATAATGATAAAGATGTAGCTCAATCGATAATGGATACTATAACTGAAATAGTTTCAGAGGTAGGTCATTTATCAAACAAACCAAAGTTAGATGGTAGGTTTTTAAATGCTTTTTTTATACCTAATTAAAAAAGCACTTGACTTATATTATTAAAAGCTCTTATATTTAGAATATAAATAAATAAAGATTATTATGGTTAAGAAAAAACAAAAACAAGAATGGATGACTTTTACCGAAAATGGTGAAAGATATATGCAATGTAAACATTGTCAATCAGAATATATAAGGGTTGATTCAGATGTTGTAGCCGTAACTTGTTCACATTGTGTTGTACAGAGAACTTTAGCTTTACAACCAATGGAAACATTCTTTGCTAAAAAACATAAAAAAACTGGTAGACCTCCTGGATGGCAATGGATGAACGAGTTTGTTGATAAAGATGGTAATGTATTTCACAAAGGTAAAGAACAACCTGATTTAAAAGGTACTCTTCCACCGACAAAAGTAAAACCACCAAAGAAAAGAAAGAAGTTATCTAAAGATGAAAAAATGTTTAAAAGAGCTAAAGAATATAAGAAAAAATTAAAAGCAAAAAGGGGTAAGAAATAATGTTAGAGACTATAGATAAAAATAATAAAATAGTAAAAGATATAAAAGCTTTATCAGTACCTACAGAAAAAGTAGAAACCGTAAAAGAGGGTGAGATAATAGCTACTACATTATTTCAATACTTAACAAAACATACAGATGGTATAGGTTTAGCTGCAAATCAACTTGGATTTAACAAAAGAGTTGCAGTTGTTAATGTAACACAACCGATATACCTAGTAAATCCAGAAATAGTAGAAGTTGGTAATGAAATAATATTTCAAGAAGGTTGTTTGTCTGTAAAAACTAAAAAACCAATAAAGACTAAAAGATATGATAGGATAGTTATAAAATGTGACAACTATGAGAATGATATGATATTTGAAATGGAAGATGAAAATGATATGGATGGATTACTAGAATGTGTTTGTGTTCAGCATGAAATTGACCACTTAGATGGTAAAACTATTTTAGATAGAAAGTATATAAAAGAACCAATTAAGCGTGGAGTTAATGCACCAGTTAAGATTGGTAGAAACCAAAAGGTTGTAATATCTAATGGTTCTGATAACAAGACTTTAAAATTTAAAAAGGCACAAAATATGTTGGAGGATGGATGGACAATTCAAGAAGTACTCTAAATCTAACATATGATGATGTTCAGATAAAGCCTAAGTTCTCTGATATAGAACACAGAAAAGATTGTAATACAATAACTCAAGTAACTAAAAATGTATGGTTAGATATACCATTAGTATCATCACCAATGGATACAGTAACAGATTATAATATGTGTATGGAAATGGATAGGTTAGGTGGTATGGGATTCTTACATAGATTTAATAAACCTTTCGAAACAGCTAATACAGTACAATGGTTTAGAAATGAAAGACCAGATGGAACTATTGGAGCTTCAATTGGAGTAACTGGAGATTATTTAAAAGATGCTCAATTATATGTTGATAATGGAGCTCAAATAATTCTAATAGATGTCGCACACGGACATCATAAATTAGTAGAACAAGCTGTAAGGAGAATCAAGGATGAAGTTAAAGGAACTTTTGACCTCTTGGTTGGAAATATTGCAACAGAAGAAGCTGCAAGAGACCTTTGTGAATGGGGGGCGGATGGTCTTAGGATTGGTATCGGAGGTGGGTCGTTATGTAGTACTAGGATGCAAACTGGTGTTGGATTACCTATGGTTAGTTCCATTTGGGATTGCGTTGCTGTTGCAGACAGTTACGATGTTCCTTGTATGGCTGATGGTGGGGTTAGGAGCCCTTCTGATGTATGTAAGGGATTGGGTGCAGGAGCAGACACAGTAATGTTAGGTTCACTTTTAAGTGGAACTAAAGAGTCACCAGGATTAATAACAAAACAAGGAATATGGCCAAATGAAGTCTTACAAAAAAAGTATAGAGGAAGTGCTTCACTGGAATCAAAAACTGATAGAGGTGAATCTAAAAATGTGGAAGGATATTCTACAACGGTTACCTATAAAGGAAAGGTCAAAAGAATCATAGAAGATATTATGGATGGACTTAAATCATCTATGAGTTATGTAGGTGCTAAGAATATACTAGAATATCAGGTAAAGTGTGAATTTGTGAGAGTAACATCAAACGGATTGACAGAAGCTAAACCACATTTATTAAAATAAAAAAAATTGTATTTTTTACAATGTAACATATATTTATATATGAAATACGAATCACAGCTCAAAAGAGGGTGGTTCGGTTAGTTAGACTAAACAGTTAATTAAAATAGGAGAATACTATGAAACGAGTAATCGTAAACCCAAAACATTTCAGCCGAGATGAATTTTTAACACCATTTGATAAAATCTTTGATGAACTTGTACAGAAAACATTTCCAACATTTCAAGAGGAAACTGGAGTGTCTTTTAATCAAGGTGCTTATCCTAAAGTAAATATCTACGAATACGATGACAAAATTGGTATCGTTGCAGAGATTCCTGGATTGGATAAGAAAAATGTAACCATTGAAGTAGAAGACCAAGTTCTGATAATATCAGGTGACAAACACGGATTTGATACCGATGGTGGTAAATGTATTTCAAGAGAATTAAAACAATCCTCATTTAAAAGGTCTTTTAATTTAGGTGACCACTTGGACGGAGACAATGTTAGTGCTTCATTCAAAGATGGTATGTTAAGTATAGCAGTACCTAAGATAGAGCCTGAAAAACCAAAAAAGAAATTCGTTAAAATATCTTAATGTTCGAAAAACTAAACTTTCAAGGCAAATTATGGAGAGTCCTAGCTAAAATAGAAGCTAATAAAATAGATGACCCTTCTAAATTAAAAGAAAGTTATGGTTGTGATATGGTAATAAAGAGTAATCAAAATGTATTCTTTATTCTAGACGAAATCATAGATGTTGACTACGAAGATATTTAATCTTTCTCCCGATAAGATGAACGATGCGTAATGGTTATAAAGAAAATGGTGGGGTGGCCTTGCTCCACCATATTTCATTAAAATAGCTCTTGACTCATATAAGCAAAAGCTCTTATATTATAATAAATTATTTTGGAGATTTATATGAATAATAAAATAGATGGATTTACAATGTTTACTTGGATATGTGCTGGACTTATGTTAATGGTATTAGTAGTATGTGTTTTTTCTATACCTTTGATGTTATTATGGAATTGGTTAATGCCCTATTTGTTTGGATTACCAACTATTAATATATTACAAGCTGTAGGTTTAGGTGCATTATCAAATATACTTTTTGGTAACACAAGTAACATTATCAAACAAAGTAGTACAGGTCACAAAACAAAAAGTAAGAAGTCACTTTTGTTTGATTAGAAACTATTTATTAACAGAGACGATAAAGTGGAGAAAATTATGAGTGACAAAAAACCTACATCAAAAAACGATTTAACAAATAAACTTATTGTTGAAAATTTAAAGATAATAACATCTGATATGAGAATGGTAAAGCATGCGTTATTTAAAATGATGAAGGATTTGGATTATTGTCTCACACAAGGAGATGTTATAACAGAAATATTAGAAGAGGCTAGAATATCTGGTAAAGATGAAATACCCTTAATAATAGAAGAAGTTATAAAAGAAAGAGAACAAAAAGTTAAAGGTTTATTTGAAGATATATTAGAACAAGTTGATAATATATCAGATGAAGATAAACAATTAAAAGAGCTTAAGAAGTTATTAAAAAATTCAGCACAAGCTGGTGAAGCATAATTTCTTATTTTTTTAAGTTACTCAATATATATTATTTAAATATATAAATATATATGGAGATGTATTATGAGTAATGATGAAATTACAACGGTTGTAGATTTACTCAAACAATCTTATATGGAACAAGATTGGAAACTCGTTTTAGAGTGTATTGAAATTTTACAAACCGAAGAAGATGAAGATTATCAAGACGAAGAGTTTGATGATTTAGATTTTTAGTATGGGGTCGACTTGGAATCGATTGCTAGATTTTTGACATAGAGTGCAAGTAGTGTGATTCACTTACGAATCAAACACACGATAATCGGCAACGAATATCAATATATGGCGGCTGCTTAGGTAGTCACCCATCACTCCCTGATTCCGATAAGGGAATAAGTGGTGTCATATCGGAAGAACCTCTTTTTAATTAGTTGAGAGAATAATAATTAATTAGTCGTAATAATAGACTCGAAAACTTATTTGATTTTTGATAGACCTTTTAAGAAAAACTATCCAAACTTGTAGACGACTTTATGGTGAAAGCTGGTAAGACGCGGGTTCGAGTCCCGCCGACTCCACAAACAATAAACAACAACTTAATTAGGAGAATAGTTATGTCAGCATCGAAAGAAATAAAACAGAAACATATAGAAATGTTTTATCCGACAGTTAGGGTTAGGACTCAAAAATCGGGTGGTAGTGGTACAGTAGTATACTCAAAAAAGAATCCAGTAGATGGTCAAGTTTATACTTATGTTATTACAAATCAGCATGTTGTTTCTGATAATATCAAAGTAGTTAAGAAGTGGAATCCTGTATTGAAGAGAAAAGTAGATACTGAGATATTAGATACGGTTTCTGTTGAATATTTTAGATACAATAATTATTCAAATTGTATTGGTTCTTTCGCCGTTGAAGCTGATATTGTAGCATATTCTGAAGTAGAAGGTGGTCAAGATTGGGCATTGTTAAGAGTTAGAGATACAGAAAATACTTGTGATTATGTAGCTAACTTATTCCCAATGGATGATATTTCTGATGTACATATATTTGACCCAGTTTTTGCAGTTGGAGCTTCTCTTGGTCATCCACCTATAGCATCTGAAGGTATTATTACTTATATGGATGATGAGATAGACCATTATAAATATTGGATGTCATCAGCTCAAACTATCTATGGTAATAGTGGTGGAGCTTGTTATAGGTATTCAAGTAAAAGAAAACAATATGATTGGATTGGTGTTCCATCAAGAATATCAGTATCACCAAGTGGATTTAGTTCTGACGCTATAACTCATATGGGATACTTTATTCCAATTGAAAGAATTTATAATCTATTAGATGAAAACCATTATAATTTCATCTATGATGATAACTACACTATCGAAGATTGTGCTAAACTTAGGGGAGAGACACAAGACCCTAAAAAACAAAAAGATGATAGTGAGGAAGAAAAATAAAAAAAAGTTGTATTTTAAACTTTTAGGTTATACTTATATACGATATGAAAATAAACTTACATATTTCAAGGGGTTTCCTACCTCGGCCTTAAAAAGGTTAATTTCCGTTATGAATAATAATCAAAAGTCTATTATATGAAAAATTTGGCGTATCTTTGTTATAAAGTGTAATGTAACTAAGAACAACATAGGAGATAGTAGTATGAATACACTAAAAACGATATTGTTATGCGTAGTACTTGCTGTAAGTGGAATTATTTTCGCTGAAGAGACAGTAAGTGAACCATCAATTAAAGTATCAGGGGAATTTAGTACTGATTTCACATATGGTGGAGGTACAGATGAAGTCACAAATGAAGACGGAACTGTTACACCAGCTGTGAATGACGCTTTAAGTTTCTCAAGTCCTTACACAGGATTATCTTTAAGTGGTGACGGATGGCAATTGAGTACAGTATTAACTGAAGTTGATGGGGTATCAGTTGAAGAAGCTTGGTATAAGTGGAATGTAACTGATTATGTATCATTAACTTTTGGTCAACAAGCAGAACCTTATGGTTTAGCTTGGGGTCTACACAGACCATCAAACAATAGTTTTGTTTCTCTACCAAGAGAGCATTCTGTTCACGAAGGTGTAGGTCTTTCAGTTAATAAGCTAGGAATAGGTGTTGGAGCACTCTATGGTAATGATGAATTTTGGGCAGGAAGACTGTCTTATTCAATCTTTGACCAAACTGTAGGTGTCTCTGTTAATAGTAATGATGCTCTACTTGTAGATGTTTCAGGAAAAGTAAGTGTACTTGGTTTTCCAATTGAAAATTCTTTCGAGTATGATTTGTCAGATGAAGGTAATGGAGCGTTTTGGTTACGCTCTGTTGTATCACCTGAAATCTTCAAAGGTGCATCAATTCTTATTGGATATAGTTCTGATGGTGATGACTCTACCGATAACGAATTGATATACGGCGTTAAATATAATTGTACTGATAACTTTTTCTTAACTTCAGAACTTTCAAGTGAAGAAGGTTCAGATTTTGTAATCAGAGCAAGTTATAAATTTTAATTCATTATAAAAAAACGATAGGAGAATAACTATGAATGTTAAGTCAATCTTTGGAACAATGTCAGATGTACTTGGTGGTTTCGCTGGTGTACTAGGTGGATTAGTATCTGTTGGTATTTTATCACAGATAGTATTCGGTAGTGTACTTGGGTTAGACATCATTGGGAATATCAACGGCCTTGTAAACAGCTTCCTCTCTGGAGGTTTGACGGGTCTTTTGACCTTGATTGTATTAATTGGTTTATGGGATAATAAGTAGATTAACTTAGGAGACTAAAATGAGTGTAATACAAGATAAACAATGGTGGAAATCTAAAACAATATGGACATCAATAGTAGTATGTGGTGTTAGTATCGCCGGAGAATTTGGAATCGTAATTCCAGAATCTGTTTTCGGTGTTCTAGCAGCTCTTGGTCTGTATGGTGTTAGAGACGCAGTTGGTAAGAAGTAATTCAAACTAACTCACCAATCTTAAACCGAAGGCTCACTTAATGTGGGCCTTTGGTATTTTTTTTAAAAAAGCTCTTGACTCGTATAGTTAAAAGCTTGTATATTATAACAATATAAATTTGAGGTTTTTACATAGATGAAAGAATTAACGGCAGAACAGTTACAACAAAATTATGACAAGTTAATACAACTTGTCAATGATACATTTGATGGAGATAAGAGAGACAATCTTCTAAAGATGTATGAACACTTTAAAGATAGAATTATGTTTGCACCAGCAAGTGGTAAAGAACAATACCACAATGCTTTTCCAGGTGGTTATATAGAACATATATTGCATGTTATTGAGTGTTCACAAAAAATTGGACAACTATGGAAAGATATGGGAGCTCATATTAATTGGACAGATGAAGAATTAATATTTAGTGCAATGCACCACGACTTAGGTAAAGTAGGTTCACTTGAAGGAGACTACTATGTACCAAATGATTCAGAATGGCACAGAAAAAATCAAGGTAAAATTTATAATCATAATGGAAACATACATTATATGAATGTTACTGATAGGTCATTTTTTCTTTTAAATCATTTCCAAGTTCCAATGACAGAACAAGAATTTTTAGCAATAAAACTTACTGATGGTTTGTATGAAGAAGCTAATAAAGGTTATCTTATGACTTATATGGATGACTTTCAATTAAAAACAAATCTACCAACTATTCTACATCAAGGTGATATGATGGCATCTAAATTAGAATATGAGGAGTGGAAGTATAATCATTCAAGTGAAGACTATGTTACTAAAGCTAAAAAGAAAGAAGAACTAACAGATAGTCAAAGTAAAGTATTTAATGATTTATTCGGGAGTTAAGATATGAAATTAGATGGACAACAACAACCACCACAAATGAGTTTAGATATTATGAAAGATACCAAAGTAATTGTGTGTGGAGCAAAACAAGTTGATTTAGAAAAAGGTATTGAGGTGGTCTGTGATGGAGAAGCTTTTGATGAAGCTGTTGAATTAAGAAAAGTTTCTGCATTAGTATCACCTAATGGTAAAGTTGGAGTAGTACCAGTTCCATTTTACTATTGTTTAAAATGTGGTGCTAGAAAAGACTTATCGAGTATACAATAATGGAAATATATATAATAATAATTTTAAGTCTGATAGTATTTGGTTGTGGATATGTGATTTGGAATTTAAATTCTAAAGTTACTACATATGAAGAACAAATAGAAGAGTATCAGATGTGGATAGATAGTTTTTCAGATACGGTAGAAGATGTTGATAAAAAACTAAAAGACATAGATTCAAAAGGTACATTTGAAGCTGATGATGAAGTAGGTACATTTTTTACAACATTAAAAATATTAATGGGACAAATAACAGAATACTGGGAGAAATAGAATGTCAGAAGACAAACCAATAATGGAGAAAAAACCAAGAAAGAAAAAAAGTAAAATTTACTTTGGAACTCCAGTTCAAGAAGCTATAATTAGATACCAAAATGAAAAATCTCAATCAATAAGAAATAAAATATATAGAGACGAGATACAATATGCTTTTGATAAATTAGCAGAAAATATAATTCACACATATAAGTTTTATTACTTCGATGTCCCATCAGAGCAAGTTAAACACGATGTTGTTGGATTTCTTGTTATGAATATTGAGAAGTATGAAGCTGATAAGGGAAGAGCTTTTTCTTATTTTTCTGTTGTAGCTAAAAATTGGTTAATATTAAACAACAATAGAAATTATAAAATGTATAAACTACACAAGAGTACTGATAGTATGGATTATAATAATCATATGTCAAGTATGTCTGAACAAGCTGATATGAGTGAAAGTACTGTCGAGTTTTTTGATGAAATGGTTCAGTATTTAGAAAATAATATAACTACACTTTTTAAGAGAAAAAAAGATTTAGCAGTTGCAGATTCAGTTTTATATTTAATGAAAACTAGACAGATGATTGAAAACTTTAATAAAAAAGCTCTATATGTTTTAATAAGAGAAATGACTGGTTCAAATACTCAACATATAACTAGAGTTATAAATGTTATAAAAAAACATTATAAGATATTACATAAGGAGTATAATACTACTGGAACATTGTCATATCGTAGTGGTAGTAACGGATTTCAAATATAAACACTAATTTATATTATTTTAACTAAAGAGGGTAACAAGTTGTTACCCTTTTTTTATTTATTACATATTTATATATGAGAAGGTCTATAAGGAGCTAATATGGGATTAAAAGACAAAGATACAGAAATATTTAAGGGTAAAACATTGTCGTCATTGTTAAATGATATTTACAATAATCAATTACACACAAAAAGTCAAATTGATTTATTATGTGATGAGTTATCAAAAATGATAAAAAATGTTAGTGATGTTGCAGTTATATCACCAATTATAAAAGATTACTTAGATGTAGCTGTTAAGAATGATGACCAACTTGTTAAAATAGCAAATGTGGTTACTAAGATACTAACAGCTAAATCAGAATCTTCTGATGATGGTATTTTAACTGATAAGGAAAAATCTCAATTACTTGATGCTCTCAATGAAGAAGTTCAAGATATTCAGAAAAAATCAGATGACATCAAAAATAAAAAAAGTGAATTAGACGATAATAACTTTTTGGAAAACTAAATTATGGCATATAAAGTAGATAAGAACAAAAAAGGCTTTTCGAGCTTTCAAAGAATAGCTAGTAATTTTCAAAAAATGGTAGGGCCTGCTTATGCAGGTGCTGGTACTGCTGTACCAGAACAAGATTTTTATGAATTAGAAGAAGCAGAAGTCATACAAGTTGTTTTAAATCCTGGTGACCCTGGGTATGTAAGATTTGATGATTTGGGTAAAATAAAAGCTAGATATATTAATAGTGAAGTGAATGTTGGTACTGGAGATTTAAGATGGGCATATCCAATGTCTTCCAACTTTAGGTGTTATCCAGTTGTTGGTGAAGTTGTTATTATGGCAGAGTATTTTGGTAGAAGGTATTATATGCCAACTCTTAATAAAAGAGCTTCTGTAAATAATAATATATTTCCTGGTGTTTCATTGAATAAATTAGCTGCAAAAACTGGAGGAGGAAATTCTTCAGATTACAAATCAAAATCTGCATCTGGTGGTGGAAGTAATAAGGGAATGGCAGATATTGTATCTAAAGTATATAAAACATTTGTTCCTAATATGACTATACTTCCAACTAAAGTTGGTTCTGGAGATTTAGTTATTGATGGTAGGTTTGGTCAATCAATAAGAATGTCAGCGGCTGGTACAAAAAAAGAACAATACAATTCACCAAATATGTTCTTTAGAGTTGGTCAGAGATTATCATCAGATGACCCAACTGGATTTCTATCGAAAATGGGATTTGGTAAACCATTGGAAGAAAATATAAATGATGATGGTACTAGTTTATATATGACTACGAATGAAAAAATTGGATTGATAACTTCTACTGCTAAAGATACGAGTAATAAAGTTCATAGTAAGAGTTGGAAATCACCAGTAAAAGGTCAGACATTAACAGTACCAAGTTTTTGGGATGGAAAACAAATCATATTAAATTCAGATAGGCTGATATTTAATAGTAGGAATAATGAAATGGTATTCACATCATTAGGTTGTACTTATTTCTGTACTTCCCAATGGTTTCTTTCAGATTCAATGAAAGGGCATGTGTTCAATAGTGAGGGACAAACTGTTATACGAAATAAGAAGAATACTATTATCAATTCACCAAAAATATTTCTTGGTGTCAAAGATGAAGCAAAACCAAAACTAATTGAAGGAAAACTTGAACATTTAGTTTTAGGTGAAACTTTAAAAAAATTAATAGAAGAGTTAATTGATACTATAACTAAAGCTCAATATATAAATGGTGCAGGGCCAGCTAGTTTAAATCCTGCTAATTTACCAAAGTTTATGGGTATAAAAAATAAACTAAAAAAGATTTTAAGTAAACAGAACTTTACAATGTAATGGAGGTTATCATATGAAAAATGATTTGACAAAAACACTTAGGAAGATAATTAGAGAAGAAGTTGAAAAGGCTGTAAGAACAGAGTTTGTTAACTTTGTTTCTTTGATGGGTGAAGCTAAAACACCTAAAAAGAAAGTAGTTAAAAAACCTAAGAAAAAAGTAGTGTCAGAAACATCAATTAAAAAAATGGTTGATGATATTGTTCCACAGAAAGAACAAATATCATTTACTAAAGACCCAGTCTTAAATGATATTTTAAATGAGACTAAAGGTGGTGTTCCTATTGATGGAACAATTCCACAACAACCACAAGGTAAAGAAGAATGGCCAACAATGGGTGGAGAGGGTAAAACATTTGATAGAAATTCAATGGCAGAAATGCTTGGATATGGTGGTGGTGTACCAACTATGCAAGGTATGTCTACACCAGATGGTAAACCAATAGCTCCAGAACAAGTCCCTGTATCAGTTAGTAACGCTATGACTCGTAATTATGGGGACTTGATGAAAGCTATAGATAAGAAAAAACAAGGAGCACCTTTAAAGGGATAGGATATGTTAAACAAGTCATCATTAGCTAAAGAATTAGAATCAGTACTTAATCAGGATTTACCCTCTGATTTAAATGAGGTAAAGAAAGTTAAGAGTACTAATAAGAAAAAAGCAAAAGGGATAGCTAATGCTTTAGATAAATTTGTGAAGAGTGCTTCTATTGATATTAAAAAAATACAAATGTTGCCGGGTACACAATTAGTAACATTACCAGGACAACCTGTTGTAAACGCTCCACCTATAGCTGGAGGAGCAGGAGCTACATCAGGACCTGGTCAAGCTAAAACATCTGCACCTGCTAGTATGATACCACCTAGTGGTATTAAATGTGGTAAGGTGTATTAGGAGTAATTGATATGCTTAATAAGTCTAGTTTAGCTAAAGAGTTAGAGTCGGTATTGAATATGGATTTACCTACTGATTTAAATGAAGCGGCTAAAATAAAAAGAAAAAACAAAAAAATAGCTAAAGGTATGGCTGATGCTATTGATAAATTTGTAAAGAGTGCTTCTGTAGATGTAAAAGGACTACAGATGTTACCTGGTACTCAATGTGTAACAAATCCTGGCCAACCTGTAGTAGCACCTGGTGGAGGAGCTACAACTGGACCTGGAACTGGTATGACATCAGCTCCAGCTAAATTAAATCCAGCTACAGGTATAGATTGTGCTAAGGTATATTAGGAGATTATAAATGCCAGAAAAACCAATAGATATAATTTTAGATGACTTTAAGAAACAAGGTGGTTCTCAAGTATTTGATAGTGAGGATGATATTGCTATTGGAATATCATTACCTATCACTAATAGTCATAATGGAATGTTTGATAGAGAATTTACAACTATCAAACAATTAAGACATAATATCAAAAATTTACTATTGACTATGAAAGGTGAAAGACTTATGTTACCAACATTCGGTACAGATATATATTCGTTATTGTTTGAACAAGATGATGGAACACTTTCAGAAAAAATAGAAGAATCCATTCTTGAAGCTTTTAAAATTTGGTTACCGTTTGTTAGATTAGAAAATTTGGAAGTATTGAGTTTAGAAGGTGATAGACCTGGTGAACGAAATGATGGAGTTCAAACACATAGAAATTCATTCAACATAAAATTAGATTTTAGTTTACAGAATGACCCAACTTTATTAGAATCAGTTTCATTACAAGTAACAGGACCAGAATTATAGGAGAGTATAGATGCCAGAAAATTTTATGAGAGTTTCAACTGATAAAGTTGATAGTAAAAAAGAAATTAGATATTTAAATAGAGATTTTAGTTCATTTAAAAAATCTTTAATAGACTTTTCTAAAGTTTATTATCCTGATACTTATAATGATTTCAACGAAACATCACCTGGTATGATGTTTATTGAAATGGCATCATATGTCGGTGATGTGTTATCTTTTTATATAGATAAACAATTTAAAGAATCTTTACTTCCATATGCAGAAGAGAGAGAAAATGTAATTGACCTTGTAAAAACTTTAGGTTATAAACCTAAAGCTACAACACCTTCAACTGTTAAGTTAGATATTTACCAAACTGTTCCATCAAAAACAACTGATGGTGGGGTTACATATATTCCAGATATGGAATATGCATTACAGATAGATTCAGGAGCTACTTGTAGAGCTAAATCCAACTCTACAAACTTTAGAACATTAGATATTGTTGATTTTAAATTTTCAAGTTCACTAGACCCAACAGAAATAACAGTATATGAATATAATGGTGCTATACCTTCTCTATACTTGTTGAAAAAAGAAGTAGAAGCTGTAGCAGGAACTGTTGAATCAAAAGAATTTACATTTGGTAGTGCTAAAAAATATAATTCAAGAATATTACCTGATAATGATATAAGTGAAATACTAAGTTGTGTAGATAGTGATGGTAATAAGTGGTATGAAGTTCCTTATTTAGCACAAGATACTGTTTTTATTGATGTAGCTAATGATATGAAAAATGACCCAGCTCTAGCTCAATATTCATTAGATACACCATATTTATTAAGACTTAAAAAAACTGCAAGAAGATTTGTATCAGAAATTACTTCTGATAATTTAACAAAAATACAATTTGGAGCGGGTGTTTCAGATTCACCAGATGAGGTTATAACACCTAATCCAGAAAATGTGGGTTCTCCATTAGGAACTGGTGTTAATAGGTTGGATAAAGCTTTTGACCCAGCTAACTTTTTATTTACAAAGTCATATGGTCAAGTTCCACACGATACTACATTGACTATAACTTATGCTAGAGGTGGTGGTATAGAATCAAATGTACCACAAGGTGATATTACTGAGATAGTTTCTTTTCAAACCTTGAATGACCAAGCTAGTATATCAAATATAACACTATTTAATAACGCAATAAATTCTGTAGCTGTAAGTAATACTATTCCAGCTACTGGTGGAAAAGGAGCCGAGTCTGTAGATGAATTAAAATTTAATGCTTTAGCTTCATTTCCATCTCAAAATAGAGCAGTAACAAAAGAAGATTATATAATTAGATGTTATTCATTACCTTCTAAATATGGTAATATTGCTAAAGTTTATTTAGCACCAGATGAACAATTAAATAAAAAAGATGAAGTGGTTGATTCACAAGGTAATGTTTTGATGCCACCTCCAGATAAGATAGCAAATCCATTCTCATTAAATTTTTATTGTCTTGGATATGATAAGGATAAAAAATTAATAAACCTATCAGAAGCCGTAAAAGAAAATTTAAGAATATATTTGTCTCAATATAGAATGTTAACTGATGCTATAAATATATTAAATGGTTACATTGTAAACATTGGTATTGATTTTGAAATAATAACTATAACTGGTTATAATAAAAGAGAAGTAGTTTTAAAATGTATGGAAGAAATTATGAAATTTTTTGATACAGATAAATGGCAAATAAATCAACCAATTATAAAACCAGATTTAAACTATCAATTATCTTTAGTAGAGGGTGTTCAGAATGTTACTATGTTAGAAATTTCAAATATAACAAAAGATGGATATTCAAATAATCTTTATGATTTAAAAGAAGCTGAACCATTGACAGAAGAGGGTGAACCTACTGGTATTATTTATCCCTCACTTGACCCAATGATATTTGAAATTAAATATCCACATAAAGATATTAAAGGGAGAGCTAGATAATGCATATATTTACTTACATTGATAAAGATGCTACAATTTATGAGAAAGCAAAAGCTCTAGGTGTAGCTACATCACAACAACAACATCAAAATACAGGTTTGGATTCTATTTTAGAAATACAGAAATATAGTATTGATGGTTCTTTTTATAATTCAAGAGCCCTAGTTTTCTTTGATATGTCAGCACTATCATCAGAAATTACTGCAGGTACTATACCTGCAACAGCTACTCATTCATTACTATTATATAACACTAAAGCTATTGATATTCCTTTGTCATATACATTGGAAGTTCATCCAATATCTGAAAGTTGGGAAATGGGAACTGGTAAATTATCAGATTTTCCCATAACACAAGATGGTTGTAATTGGAAATATAAAGATGGATTCTTAGATGGTAGTGGTAGTCATTGGGCTACTAGTTCATTCGCTACTGATACTGATTTTACTGCAACTGGTTCTGGAAACTTTGGTGGTACTTATTATAAAGGAAAGAGTGGAGATACAGATTTATATACTCATACAAAAGAATATGAGTTTGAATCTACTGATTTGAATATTGATGTAACACCATCTATAGCTGCTATACACGCAAATTCTTTTCAAAATCAAGGATTTATAATTAAAAGGAGTGATGTTCAAGAAAATAATAATACACCTTACGGTAATTTACAATTCTTTTCAAGAGACACACATACTATTTATATTCCGAGATTAGAAACTAAATGGGATGATTCAGTTTGGTCAACTGGTAGTTTAGATGCGTTAAATGTTGACAATGATATAATTCTTTATATGAGAGGATTAAAACCAGAATATAAAACTAGTTCTGTAGAAAAATTTAGAGTATATGGTAGAAATAGAATTGTAGCTAAAACATTCTCAACACAATCAGATTTCCTAACAGTGCAGTATTTACCTAGTGGTTCAACATTCTATTCTGTCCGAGATGCTTCAACAGATGAAGTTCTTATTGATTTTGATGATTATACAAAAGTCAGTTGTGATTCTACTGGTAACTTTTTTAATTTTAGATTAAATACACTACAACCAGAGAGATATTATAAATTTTTATTCAAAGTAGTGAGTGGTTCATCTACTCAAGTTTTTGATGATAATAAATTTCAATTTAAAGTTGTGAGATAAATATGGCTCAAGTAAAAAAAATAGTACCAAATTTATATACTAGTGGTGGAGAGTTTGTAGTAAAGTCTAAACAATCTCTTGGAAGTGCTGAAGAATATATTGGTTCTTTTCATTACAATATTGAAGAGGATAAATACTTTACATATTCTACTCCAGAGTTAGGTTTAGAATCTAGTCAAGAGATAGTTCTTATAGACCCACAATCTAGAGACGAAGATGGTTATCTTATAGCTCCATATAATTCAACAAAAGCTTATAATTTAAAATTATCTAGAAAAAAATACGAAGATGTTAAGGATATTATTGATACTACAATTTCTGAATTAGCTCCACCAGAAGTTCTTGACCCAGAATTAACCATACCTGAAAGAATAGAATTATTAAAAGCAGAATTTTCAGAATTAAAAGAATTTATGAGTGACCCTGATTTAGATTTATTAATAAGAGAATCTCTATTAGAGTCTAGTGAAATATTAGTCAGAGGTAACACAGATGAAATAGTATTACAGTATTTTGATATTGCTCATTTTGGTATTCAGATGAAAGGTACTTTATCAAACGATGGTGATGGTGTTCCAAAAGGCCCGCATGTAAAAATAGAAGTTAATAGAACAGATGTATTTGAAGGTGATATAAATCACACAGATTTTAGGTTTTATAATTTTATGATACCTATTGAGCAAGATGAAACTGAACAAACAATATCTATAACATTTGATGATGATAAGTTTGATGATACTGGTGATAGAAATTTAATAATAGGTTTGATAAAAAATAAACCAATCACTTATCACGCTTATGCAGATAATCCAGACATATTTGAAGAGAGTACACTTCAGATACCTGAGGTAACTTCTTCTGTACAAGACCCTAGTACTGGTGATAATCTTCTCATACCAGCTACACCATATAATGAAGATAACATATATGAAACTTATGAAGAAAATATATTTTTTATTTCAGATTCAGAGTCTGAAGATACTAAACCATTGTATAGAAAATTTACTCCAGCTGGAGAACCTTTTTCAGTTCCAGATGGGAAAGTGGAGGGTTCTGAAATACTTTTATATGACCCAGATGGTAATGCTCTTTTAAATAAATTTCCTAACGATACTGTTACCTATCCTGGTAAGTTCAAAAGTAGGTTAAATTTCAATGGTCAAATTCAAATAAAACTTCCTACAGATTTTTTTCTTAGTGAGTTTCCATCTCAACCAGTTGAATTTACTACAGACGATTTCCAAATAGGAAATATAAAAGCTACAAAAATAGATTTGATTGAATGTCTTACAAAAGAACAACTACAAATAGATTCTATAGAAGCTTTGAAACAAAAACTAGAAGAAGAAAATCAGATACTTATAGAAGAAGCTGAAGCTGCTAATTCAGTTAGTTCAAGTCAAGCTATAGAAATATCTCAATTAAAATCATCTGTGGAAATGATGTCAGAACAATATTTAGCTTTATATGATTTAGAAGATACTGGACATAATATGCAATACAACAGTAGATTTACAAAAGGTGTAAATAAAGATGGTAATAATGCTTGGCGAAGTGATAAGAGAGCTAAGTTTTGGCATTTGAATGCTGGTTATGATGATGTACAAGATGGTGCACCACTACTGTTAGGAGAATGGAAAGACCATTCTGGTGCTCCAGCAAATGTATCAGGTTATCCTGGTGACCCTCAAGGTAAAATTAGATTACATTATTTTCCTGCTGATGCACCACTTTCACCAGAGGGTTGGCCAAACGAAACTCAAAGAATCGGGTTTAGAATGAAAGCTAATGAATATAGGGGATGGCCAAGAGTGAGGTTAAAAGACCATAGTACTGGTAAGACTCAAACTAAAATTATAAATTCGTATGATTGGAAAATTTATTACTTTGATATTGCTTTAGCAGATGTTGGTATTCCAAATAAAAATATAGATTTAAGTATAGTATTTTTAAATAATGCTATGAGGAGAGGGCCTTGGTATAAAAGAGGAAAGTATAATAATGATATAGGTCAAGATAGAGACCTTTGGATAAGTCACATCGTTAGAGAAGATGGTACTATGTATGCAACAAATCAAGTAAATAATGCGGCTATGACTGGTAATATAATGAAGGATGATGAGGGTAATGATTTATTAGTTACATCAAATACTTCTGCTTTTCAAAAACATAGTGTAGAACTTTGTGATGTCAACGGTGGTAATCCATTTTGGTATTTTTCTAACGACAACTTTAAACCAATACAAAAATTTGATGGTAATGGTGGTTTAAGATTTACATTTCCAGCCAACTCTGAATTTATATTTGTAAAGGCGAATGAAACTACTCCTCCACCTAATAAATTTGCTCATTGTTTTCTTGGAGGTATAGGATTGTCAGATGGTGGGGGTCAAGATACTAATTTAGATAAGATGGATGACCTTCACGGATTGTTTGTTATTCCGTATAAGAAATATAAATTTAAATTTTGTGCCGCTAAAAGAGGAAATGATAAATCTATAAGTTATAATGGCTACGAATCTGATTCACCAGCATCAAATGTAAAATTTGGTGCTTGGGTTGGTGATAGAAGAAATGGTTGGAGGGGAAGTAGTAATCCATACCCTGGTACAGAGGGATATGAGTGGTTCACATCAGATACATTTGAATTACCAGCAAATAGAGATTGGAAAGCGTATGAGATAGAATTTACACCAATACCTGGGCCACAAGGTGGTACAAAGGTTTACTTTGGTTTTTATATGCACTTAGGAGAAAGAGGAGAGGGTAACATTATAGACTTTTGTGAATGTCGTATTGTAGGCCCACTACCAGAGGATGAATATTAAAAAGAGGAAAATAGATGCCGATAAAAGACTATAAAAATTATGACGATATAAAAGAAACACCAGGAAAGGCTACTGGTAATTATATAGATAAAAAGACTTCTGCACTAATTGAGGTTGGGGTTGAATTTCCATATAATACTTTTGGTGGTTCTGATGATAAAATAGAATTTCATGCATATTCAATAGAAGATAATCCATTGGGTTCTAAATTTGAAGGTGTTCAATATCAATTAGCTCCAAAAACTGGTTCAGAAGGAGCTTCTATTTTACAATTAAATCCTGATAAGGAATTAAATGAGTTAGGATTTTCATTAGGTAGATATAAATATACCTATAATGTATATCAACAGTTAACTCATAATAATTGCTATATACATACCATATCACCATCTAGAACAGAAGCTTTAATATTTCCTGTAAAAACTAGAAATTTTCGTAATGATTTTAAAACCAATCTAGAATTTACTCATTTTGCCAATAAAGTCAATATAGGTGCTTCTGTTGGATTTGAAATGTTTGATGTTAATCAAGATGGTGATGTTAATATTTTAGATATACTTGAAGGTCAAAATGTAGGATTTGATAGTCCTGAAACAGGTTCGGATGGACAACCTATAAAAGAATTTATAACACCTGCAGAAGCTATGATTATGGTAGATTATATTCTTGGATATAATGCAGGTCAAGGTTCACCTGGTAATTATATTGGGGGTGAATTTGTAAACAATACAAATAAATTAGAAACAAAATTATCAGTTGAAAAATTAGAAGAATCTGGATTTCCTCAAGAAAAATTACAATCATTAAATTCACAAGGTGGAACTAATGAACAGGCTTGGTTAAAGTTAGCTCAAAGAGTTTTGAAAAATTATCAACAATTTGATTTTCTTGAACCAGAAACATTAGATATTTATGCGAACTTTGGTGATAATCAATTTTCTTTAATTACTAATTGGGTAAAGGATGATATAACTTATCCAGAAGCTCCACACGGAATCGTATTAAAGTTTTTAGAACCTCTTCCAGCAGAAATTACAGAAAGAACTCAACTTTCTTTGACTAAATTTTATAGTCCTCCAGTTATTGATAAGATAAATTTGGTAGGAGTTCCACAGAATCAAAGACAATTAAATATTTTAGCACCACATAATAAAGAAATAGATTTAAATTTTAAAACTACTGAAATGCAACAGTCAGAAACTTGGGAACAGATATTAGGAGCTAATCCGACAACTCAACAAAACCTAATAGATTTTTACATTTCAGGAAGTCATTTAGAACAAGCTGTAAATATTGATTTTACTGATTACAGAAATTTTGTTAAATTTGGTTCTGCAGAAGAAAGACTAGCTAATTTTAAATATAAATTAGGTTTAATAGAAACATACGATTCTAAATCAGATGCCTTTACATTAGTTTCTGGTTCATCCCAAACTAAAAATCATTTTAAAAAATTAAAAAGAGAGTTGATAAGTGGTTTTGATGCATATGATAAGTTTTTATATTATGAAAGTGGTTCTTACATTTCTCAAAGTGGATTGGGTTCAACTGTTACTGTAGATTATCAAGACGCTACAGCACCTAAACAAAATTCAACTAAACCGTATATATTGTATTCTGTCACTTCTTCTGAATTTACTAATTGGTATTCTATTCAAAGTAATAATGCATTAACTCACGATAATTTTAATGATGATTCTTTAAAAAATAATACACCTATTCATATAACTCAAGAAAGTAATTCTAATGCAGAATATCTATTATTTTTAAATATGTTGGGACAACACTTCGATACTATATGGACATATTCAAAACATATGTCGGATGTTTCAAACAGAGCACATAATATAGATACATTGTATAACTTTGACCCTAACATAGAGGGTACAAAAAATTACGAAGGTCTACATAAAGATTTAACTTATTTCGTAGCTCAAGCTCACGGATTAAAATTAAACAATGGGAATGATTTAGTTAAGTTATGGAAATATGCACTTGGTGAGAATCAATATAATGATGGAATCATAACAGTAAGTGAAAGTAAGATAACTTTACAAGATGGAGCATTTTCTAATGATTTAGAAGATGGAACTTTATTTATACCATCTACTGAAAATCCGTCTGGTTCTGAGTTTGAAGCAACAGTAACAAGTGTTTATCATAATTCTGCTTCTATTTCACCTGCATATAGTGGAGAGTTTAGTTCTAGT